CGAGGAACTGGTTGTCCGCCGTCAGCTCGGCGAAGGAGCTGCGATCGACGCCGAGAAAGTTGACGAGCCGGAGCATGCCCGCCTGGATCGCCTGATCGACGTCTTCCTCGAGCAGACCGCTGAACTGAGTCGATAGATCGGACAACAGCGCGTCGAACCTGGCGCCAGCCGTCCAAAGGGTCAAGTCCAGCGGCTCCGCGCCCGGCGTGTACTTCCTCCAGCTCGCGTTCGATGCGTCGAACCTGGAATGGGCGTGCTGGCAGTTCCGGGTGCCGGCGGACTACGCATCAGGTCTGACCTTGAAGTGCGTCTTCAAGATGACCAGCGCGACCACGGGGAACGTGATCCTGGTCGGACGGGTCGCCGCGTTCACCAGCAACACCGACACGACCGACTTCGACGCCAAGGTATTCGGCACCGCCAACACCTCCGCAGCGACCGCGGTACCGGGCACCACGGCGGGGAAGCTCGGCGAGATCAGCATCACGCTCACCAACGACGACTCCCTGGCGGCGGGCGACTTCGCCGTGATCTACGTCGCCCGGGACGGGGCATCGGGCTCCGACACCGCAGCAGGTGATCTGGAACTGACAGGCGCAGCGATCACATACACGACAACCTGATCGGGGCGACATGGCACTCACTACGCCCGAGCGGGACCAGGTGCACAGAGCGTTCATGCGGATCAACACCGAAGCCTGCGCCGTCGTCAAGTCGATCATCCGCACCGCCGTCGACAACGCCGACGACTGGGCCGAATCGGCGGCGGCATCGGTACCGGCGACCAGCTACAACGCGGCGTTGAACGTCACGTTCCGGACCAACGCCACCGCGAACCAGAAGTCCCTACTACTGGCGTTGGTGTGCTGGCTGCGCGCCGGGAGGCCGCTGTCCGAAGGGCTGTGACCCGTGGCCCGCCTCTTCGACGGAGCCGGCGACGTCCTCAACTGCTCCGTCGGTGCGAGCGGCCTGACCGGCGCGTTCACGATGGTCATCGTCTGCCGCAAGCAGTCGAACCCGGCGTCGTTCATGAATCTCTGCACGGTCCACACGTCGGGCGGTACCAGCACCTTCGGCCTGGAGATCGAGGACGCCTCCTCGGGCAACAACCTCCAGGTTCAGGTCGGCGCGACCTTCCGGCTGAGCACGTTCAGCGTGACCGCGGCCGAAGGGTATGTACTGCTCGCCGCGGGCAAGGCGGTCGGCACGACGACGCCGCGGGTCCACAAGTACGTCTACGGCACCAACGCCTGGACGCACGAGGACGCGTCCGGCACCGCCGGGAACCCCGCCAGCTCGGCCGGCGGCACGGTCCGCTGGGGACTCTGGGAGACCGCCGACGACTTCGACGGCGACGTCGCCGTCACAGCGATCTTCGATCGGAACCTGACCGACGTCGAAGTCGAGCAGATGGTCGGCTCACTGACCCACTGGCATGCCCTCGGCCCAGTCGGCATGTGGGCGTTCGACCAGTCCGCCACCACGCAGAACGTCGTCGACCTCACCGGCAACGGCGCCAACCAGTCGAGCCTGACCGGTACGGCCGTGGCCACGGTCAGCGTCCCGATCCTCAGCTACGGGCACGACGTCCTGGCGCTGTCGGCGTCGGCGTCCGCCGGCGGCTCGGGCGCCACGGCCACCCCGTCCGTCGTGACCGCGGTGGCGTCCGTGCCCGCCCCGGCCGTGTCGGTCGGCAGCAACCTCGCGCCGCCAGCGGTCGCCGCGGTGGCAGCCGTACCTGGCCCCACCACGTCGGCGGGCTCGACCCTGGCGCCCGCAGCGGTCGCCGCGGTCGCGAACATCCCGGCCGCCACGGTCCAGATCAGCTCGGCCATTTCACCGGCCGCCGTCGCCGCCGTCGCCGCGGTCGCATCACCAGCGCTGTCCACCGGCGCCGGCGTGACACCGACGACGGTCGGTGCCGTGGCCGCCGTGCCGGCGCCCGTCGTGTCGGTCGGCTCCAACCTGGCGCCCGCCAGCGTCGCCGCCGTCGTCGCAGTTCCGGCGGCCTCGGTGTCGGCCGGTGGCAGCGCCACGGTCACCCCGTCCGCTGTCGCCGCAGCGGTGGCCGTCCCGGCTCCGACGCTGTCCGCCGGCGTAACGATCGCCACGTCGGTCGTCGTTGCGACGTCCGCCTTTCCGAGCCCGGCGTTGTCTGTCGGCGCGACGCTCGCCGCGGCCACCGTAGCCACGGTCGCCGCGGTCAACGCGGCCACCGTCGCCGCCGGCTCCAGGGTTAGCCCGCCCGCCGTCACCGCGGTCGTCGCCGTTCCCGCAGCGACCCAAAGCGCGGGGTCTGGTGTCACCGCAGCGGTCGTCACGGTCGCGGTCACGGTCCCGGCGGCGGCGCCGGCCACCGGATCCACCCTCACGCCCGCCGCGGTCGCTGTGCTCGCGTCCGTACCCGGTGGGTCGGTACTCGTCGGCGGGGGAGCCCTCGTCACCGCGGCCACCGTCGCCGCCGTCGTCACCGTCCACGTTCCGCGTGTACGGACCGGGGCGGTCCCGGCCACCTCGACGGCCACCGTCGCCGCGCGACGAACCGGCAGCCCGGCTACGGCAGCGCGACGCATCTCCGCCGCCACCGTGACCGCCCGCCGTACCTCCACGCCGACCGCGACCGGGGGGTGAGCGTGGCCGAGGTCTTCTACAACCACGCCAGCGAGCTGGCGACCACCTCCAACACCTTCCAGGTCGACGGCGTCGACACCGACCCGACGACGGTGTCCCTCATCGTCACCCCGCCCGGCGGCGCGGCCGTCACCTACACCTACGCCGCAGCCGAGATCACCAAGACGGCGACCGGCGTCTACGCCAAGGACATCTCCTGCACGTCCACGGTGCCCGGGGTCTGGAACGCCGTCTGGGTCGGCACCGGCGCGGCCAGCGACGTCGTCACCGTCACCTGGAACACCACCAGCACCGACCTGTCCGGGCTGTACTGCACACCCGAGTTGCTCAAGGACCGGGTCGGGATCTCGTCCACCGACCGGTACGACGACGTGTCCATCCTTGCCGCCTGCCGCGCCGTGAAGCGGTGGATCGACCGGCACTGCGAACGCCACTTCAACCGGGTCACCTCGACGAAGACATTCACCCCGACCGGCCTGTACTGCCTCGACGTCCCCGACCTCGTCTCCGTCACCACCCTCAAGACCGACGTCGACGGGGACGGCACCTACGAGGTGACGTGGTCCGCATCCGACTACCAGCCCCGCCCCGTCAACGCGGCGGTCGAACTGGAGCCCGAGCCGTACACGGAGATCCACGCCGTCGGCGCCTACCAGTTCCCGTGCGCGTACCGGTCCGGCCCCTCACGCACCGACCGGATCCAGATCGCCGGGGTGTGGGGCTGGCCCGAGGTCCCAGACCCCATCGTCGAAGCGGCGAAGATCCTGGCCGGTGACTACCTGAAGCTCGGCGGCATGGCCTTCGGGGTCGCCGGCTACGGCGAGTACGGAGCCGTCCGGGCCCGGATGAGCAGCCCCGCACTGGAGATGCTCGCCCCCTACCGACGTAGCCCGATCCTCATTGCGTAGCGGCTGGTGGTGAGCGGTGGCCACCATCCAGCAGATCCGTGAGGCGATCGGCGAGCGGCTGCTCACGCTCGACGGCATGCGGGTCGCGCAGGAGTGGAGCGACCCGATCAACGTCTCCGGGAACGCCCTCGTGGCCGTGGTCGAGTACGCCGGAGCCAGCTACGACGACGTCTTCAACGACCAGGGACACGCGATCCTGTTCGGAATCGTCGTGCTGGCCAGCAAGTCGGGTCCGGACGACCGGAGCGGCAAAGACAAGATCGACAGCCTCAACGACCCGACGCCTGGCTCCACGACCTGCCTTCGGCGGCCCGTCAACGGCAACCTCGGCGGCATCGTCGCCTCCGCCACGGTGAGGTCCAGCAGCGAGTACAAGGAGTACACCCCGGGCGACGTCCCTTACCTGGGCTGCGAATACGTGGTCGCGGTGATGACGTGAGGTGGCTCGCCTGCGCGCCGGGGCCCGCCTTCTCCGTGAAGGACGTCCACGACGGGTACGTGGAAGCGCTCCGCTCCGCCGGTGAGCAGGTGGTCGACTACCCGCTCGGCGACGCCCTGACCTTCTACGACAGCGTCCTGCTCCAGGCCGGAAGCCACTCGTTCCGCAAGGCCCTGTCCGGGCAGCAGGCGACGGAGATGGCCGCCGGCCGGCTCGCCGGGGCGCTGTACCGGGTGCGCCCCGACGTGCTGCTCGTCACGAGCGGATTCTTCGTCGACACCGACCTGCTCGCCCTCGCCCGCCGCGACGGGATCCGCATCGTCGCGATCCTGACCGAGCAGCCCTACGAGCACACCCGCGAGCTGGAGCTGGCCCGGCACTGCGACCTGGTCCTGCTTACCGACCCGGTCAACCTGCGCGACTTCCAGCAGGTCACCCGCGCCGTCCACGCCCCGCACTGCTACCGGCCGGACGTTCACAGCCCCGGCCCGGTCGATCCGGTGCTGGCCTGCGACTTCGCGTTCGTCGGCACCGGCTACGCCAGCCGGATCCAGTTCTTCGAGCGCATGGACCTGACCGGCCTCGACGTGTTGCTCGCCGGCAACTGGCAGCAGGTCGCGGACGACTCGCCGCTGCGGCGGATGGTTGCGACCGGGCCGGCGGACTGCCTCGACAACACCGCCGCGGTCGAGGTGTACCGCAGCGCGCAGGTCGGGATCAACCTCTACCGCCGCGAGGCGGAGGACGGCGCCGCCCAAGGCTGGGCCGTCGGGCCCCGCGAGATCGAGATGGCCGCCATCGGCGCGTTCTTCCTCCGCGACCCGCGGCCCGAAGGCGACGAGCTGCTGCCGATGCTGCCGACCTTCACCAGCCCGGAGCAGGCATCCGACCAGCTCAGGTGGTGGCTCAGACACCCCGACCTCCGTGGGGCCGCCGCGCTCAAAGCGCGCGAGGCCATAGCCGACCGCACGTTCGACCACGCTGCCGCGCGCCTGCTGCGGCTATTGGACAAGGAGTAGCCGTGGCTCGCATCGCTGGCCGAAACGCCGTCATCTACCTCGGGGCCACCACATCGGCGGCCGCGAGCCCGATCACGTACCAGAACACCTGGTCGATGAACTTCACCAGCGAAAAGATCGACGTCACGGCGTTCGGGGAGTCGACGAAGACCTACGTCGCCGGCATCGCCGACGCGCAGGGCGAGTTCGCCGGCTTCTACGACGACGCGTCCGCGCAGACCTACACCGCGGCGATCGACGGACTGAGCAGGCGTTTCTACCTATACCCGAGCAATTTGCTCACCACGCAGTACTTCTTCGGCACCGTCTTCGCGGACATGTCGATCAACGCTGCCGTGGCAGGTGCGGTCGAGGTCAGCGCGTCCTGGAACGCTGCCTCGACCATCGCCAAGGTGGGTTAGGTGGTCGACATCGAGTTCCGGGGAACCGAGCAACTCGATGCCCTTGCCGACCGGCTCGCCGGAGCGCCGCGGCGACTCCGGGACCAGCTCCGGTCCCGGATGTCTGCGGCCGCCCGCCCGGCGGCGCAGGACGTGCGGCGGGAGATCCGCTCCGTGTCCATGGCGCAGACGAAGCGGTGGGCGGCGAAGTCCCAGCGACCGGTCGGGAACCGGCTGGGCCGCGGGAGCAGTCCGCTGCGGACCCGGGTCGCCCAGGCGGTCGAGGTCCACGCCCAGGCCGACGGCGACGGTGTCCGCGTCGAGATCGAGCTGAAGGAAGCCCAGGTCGCGGCGCGGGCGCGGTGGTTGGTGCCGTTCATCGTCGGCAGGAAGAAGCGCCTCCGCCACCCGTTCATGGGCCGGTGGCGTCACGCCGTGCAGGCCACCGGCGACCTGAATGTCTGGTGGCCCACGTTGCAGAAACACATCCGCGACTTCGCGCGCGCCCGGGACCGGGCAGTCGCCGACGTCGAGCGTTACCTGGAGGGCTGACCGTGCCACGGATCCGGATGTGCGACTCCGACCGGGAGAAGTACGGAGGACCCGAGTGGGTGGAGATCACCCTCACGGAGATCATGGACGAGGAGGCCGGGATCATCGGCCAACTGGAGCAGCGGTGGGACATGTCGCTGGCCGAGTTCATGAGCGGCCTCCGACGCGAACTGACCCGGCCCTGCCAGGCGCTCATCTGGATCGCCCGCCACAAGGCCGGCTGCGCCGACCCGCCCGCCACCTTCTCCCCGAAGATCCAGGTGTCAAGCGGCGTCACCTACGAGCCGCTGCCGGCCGAGTCCGAGGCCGCTGATGCCGACCCCCCGGTCAACCGGGCGGAGCGCCGGGCCGCCAAGAAAGCCAGTGGCAGGAAGACCCGGGCCGGGTCAAAGATCTCGTCGACGAGCACTGGACCAGCTTCGCCCGACTCCTGAACGCCCAGCCAGCCGATGCCCTCCGCTGGCCGTACCGGTACCTGATCTACGCCGTCGGCTACGTCGCAGCGGTGAACGCGCAGCAGCGGGGGTGACCTCGTGGTTCAGCTCCGCGTCGACGTCGAAGCCGCCCGGGCGCGCAGCGAGTTCAACGCTACGAGCCGCACGGTCAACGGCTTCCGCAGCTCGATCCAGGCCACCCAGCGCGCCGCCGACGATCTCGGCGACGAGCTGGCGACCGCCAATGCCAGGCTCGCCCAGTCGACCCGGGTATTCGACGCCGCGGAGCACGCCGCCGACGATGCCGCCGACGAGGTCCGTCGGCTTCAGGCTCAGATCGCCGCCCTCGGCGGACCCGCCCCCCAGCACCTCGTCGACCAGCTCCAGCAGGCCGAGGACACCCTCCGCGACGCTGAGCGCGAGGAGCAACGCGCCCTCGACACCATGGGAGACCTGGCCGACGAGGCCAACCGGGTGCAGCGCGCCTGCGACGACGCCGCCGACGAGGTTCGTCGACTGACCCGGGAACTCGCCGTCGCCGCCGCCGAGGCGGACCGGCTACGGCGGGCCATGAACGACGCGGACCGGCGGGCGAACAACCCGCTCCGGGGGGCACAGCGCGGCTTGCTCGGATTTCGCCGGCAGCTCGACAACGCGTTGCAGCTCAACGGCAACGGGCTGCGGAACTCGCTCCGCGAGGCGTGGAACACCATGCCGATCGAGCTGAAGTTGGCCATCGTCGGCGCCGGTGTCGGGATGGCCACCATCCTCGCCGGCGCAATCGGTTCCGTGCTCAACGCGGCGCTGCTTGGCGTCGTCGGCCTCGGAGTCCTAGGCGCCGTGGTAGCGGTAGCGGCGAAGACGAGCAATGCGGTCCAGGCCGCCTTCTCGGACACGTTCAGGCCCATCACCAGCCAGATCGCCGAGTTCGCCCGCGAGGTCGGCGAGGGTCCGCTGATCAAGTCGGCGAAGATCTTCGGCGACACCTGGCACGACATCTCCGCCGACGTGCGCGACCTGTTCAAAGACGCCGGCGAGCACATCGAACCGCTCGCGTCCGACCTCGCCCAACTCGTCGAAAACGTGATGCCCGGCCTGCGTGAGGGACTGCAGGCCGCCGGGCCGGTTCTGGACGAGCTGGCCGCCTCCCTGCCGGCGATCGGAACCGCGATCTCCGACATGTTCCACGACCTGTCCGAGGACGGAGCAGCTCAGGGCGCGGTCAAGGGAATGCGCGTCCTTGCGGCCACCGTTATCGCCACGTTCCGGACTATTGGTGCCGTGGTCGGCTGGCTGTCCCGCCAGTTCAACACCACCACGATGTTCGTCGCGGACATGCTGACGCTGCTCTCGCACATCCCCGTCATCGGCAAGATGTTCGAAGGGGCCGCGGCCTCGGCCCGCGACTTCGCCAACGCCGGGTCCGGAACCGGCCGGGTCCTCGGCGAGACCGCAGAAGCGGCGGACGACGCCAGCACCGCGATGTACCGGCAGTCCGCGGCGGCGCGCAAGGCGGGGGAAGAGCTCTACAACCTCACCCGGCGACTCGGTGAGCTCCTCGACCTGGAGCTCGGCGTTGCCGACGCGAACATCAACTGGGAGCAGACCTGGGACGACCTCACCAGGTCGGTCCAGGAGAACGGCCGCAGCCTCGACATCCACACCGAGAAGGGCCGCGCCAACATGCAGGCGCTCCGCGACTCGGCCGACGCCGCGCGACAGAAGTTCGAAGCGGACATCGCCGCAGCCGGCGGGGCAAGCGCCTCCGCAGAAGCAACCGCCGCCGCGACCCAGAAATATCTCGCCGACCTAGGCGCACTGCGCGAGCACGCACGCGCGCTCGGCCTCGATACGACAAAGATCGACGAGGTCATCGCCGCCTATCAGCGGATGGCCGCGCAGTCCGACATACACAAGACCATCACCGTCGAGCGGAAACTCCTGGGCCCGGCACTGGGCCCGGCGTTCGGGTTCCGTGGCCTCGCCTCAGGCACCAAGTCGGCCCCGCCCGGGCTGACGTGGGTCGGCGAGATCGCGGAGGGGCAGGGTCAGCGAGCGGCCCGACACCACGTCCTCGCCGTGATGTCCAAAGAGGACTTCGCCATACGAACCAGGTGAGCCGGTGTTGGGGTCGCGGCTGAACGCGACACCGGCCCCGCTGTGCTCGTCGCGGTCGCCGAACACCATCGCCTGCACGGTGACCGCGGTGCCGAGGTCGTCCGGGATGTCGTGAAGCGATCGGTACGTCCGCGCGCGCGGCGTGTCCCACGAGTCGAACACGCCCGTCACCGCCGCCGCCAACTGCTCCCGTGGGTCGAGGTTGAGGATCGTATCCATCATGCCCGGCATGGACACCGCGGCGCCGGACCGTACCGAGACCAACAGTGGCCGACCTGCCTCGGCCTCCAACCAGGCGACGGCCGCCAC